AGGCAAAGCCTGAAGCAGTCTTAATATCTACTACTTCTCCGTCTATAGTACAATCCATGTGTCCTTTAATACCAGATACAGATACTTCTTTCTGTTCGTTACCTACTTTATGCCCAGAAATTTTTACTAAGAATAGTAATACTTCTTCTAGTATGTGTCCATATAAAAATTTAATGAACACTGGAGCAGGTAAAGATTCAGTAGACTCGTTCTCTGATTTTAAATCATACCATAACTGTCTAGTAGGTTTTCCAATGTTAGACATTCTTAGCATATCTGAACTTCTTGGTGATGGATTAGCCCAGTGATGTAGTACTTCTTTAATGCTTTCTCCTAGAGCATCTATATCCTCAGCACTAGCATCAAGAGGTTTACCTTCTCCTAATACAGAAAGTTTACCGTAGATATCTTCTACTAAGTTATCTAAATTTTTCATATTGTTTCGATTATATTCTTAGCATCTTGTTTGCTAATCTTAAACCACTCTCCTTTGTTTTCTTCAGATTTTTTATTTAATATCTTATGTGCTTTTCTTTCAGCATCTTTCCTATCATTAAAAAATTTACTATAATGTAATTCATAATCTCTAAAAGGACTAGAGGTTTGGTATTGTTTGCATCTATCCTCAGCATCAATAGCCATGCCAACCTTTATCCAACCTTTCCAAGATGGATTACTTATAATATATACTTCTCCTTCTGTAGAAGATTCATAGTTTTGAAGAGAACTAAATGCAGCATCGTCAAAAGTTTTATACTTACCTGACTTCCATAGTGGATGAGACTGCGGTATATACTTACCATTAACAAACATTCGTTTATCATTTTTCCTAACATGAGACTCTACTCGTTCTCTATTTCCATTAGGTCTTATATACCACCATTCGCCATCTTCAAATCTTTTACTTAATACTCTAGTGTGTTTCACTCCAGTTGTCTCCTATCTTGTATTCGCCATCTAAAGGACAGCGAAGATTAAAATATTCTCCTGCTTCTTTTATAGCATCGATTGCACGAAGTCCTACAAAGTGTGCCTGAGATTCCCTTACTTCGACTTGCCATTCGTCATGTATATTCGCAACGAACTTATAGTCAACAGTATTTAATTTTAGTTTTGTATCTAGTAAAGATAATGCTTTCTTCATTACAATAGCACCTGCTCCTTGCAATAAAGTATTTAAAGCAGCATGACTATTTCTAATGTACAGCTTTCTGCCGTCTATACCCTTGAGGTACTTCTTAGCCGATGCTCTCTGAACTCTATCTCTAAGAGATTTAAATTCTGGTTTATTATCAAAGAAATATTGTCTAGCTCTTTTGCCATCTGACGTATTTCCTCCGACCACTTTTCCAAGCTTTTCATCTCCTGCTCCGTACATAAGTGCATAGATGAATGTTTTTGCCTGATTTCTAGATTCAAGTCCTGCAGATTTTTGATTAGCTGTGTGTATGTCTCCATTAATGATTTCATTTATAAACTCCTTATCATCCATATAGTGTGCTAACATTCTTAACTCTAAGCCACTAGCGTCTATACCTACTAATTTATTTCCTTCTTCTACTATCCAACAAGACCTACATTCTTTTCCGTAAGGACTAGAACTACTTGGTACTTGTGCCATGTTAGGATTCCTATGTGTCATCCTGCCAGTTATAGCTCCGTTAGGAATAACAAAGCCATGTACTCTACCGTCATCTTGTAATGCTTCTAGCCATGACTCTATCTGAGCTATTCTTTTTTGTAGTAATAAAAACCTAGCAATAAGATTAGCTTCATGTATATGAGTTATCTCTGACAAAGTTTTCTCATCTACAATAGGCTGACCAGTAGGTGTAAATCTTTCAGGCTTCCAACCAAAGTCAGTTAAGTACTCACCAATCTGTTTACGACTACCAAGATTAAACTCTTGTAAAGTCTTTCTCATAAAAGGTTTGTAGTTAGAAGTGTTTAAACACCTTTCGTATTCATCAGCAGTCAGTCCTCTTTTAGAAAGAGTTCCGTCTTTCTTAACATAAGGTGTAACTAGTTTATCATCTACCCACTTAGGCTGAAATGTTTCGTGAACTTCATCTTCAATAGACTGCATCTCTTGTCTAAGTTCTGCCAATAAAAGATTAGCACCCATCTCATTAAATTTGAATCCGTCTTTCTCTTGTCGTTTCATTATGTCAGCAACATCGTGTTCCAAACAAACTGATTCTTTAGAGAATCCTTTTGCTTCTTTCTTTAATTCTTTAAGAACTAAAGTATTAAGTTGCACATCACGAACACAATAGTTTAACATCTCTGCGGAATAGTTTTGATAGTCTTCAAACTCAATCTTTTTGAAACCTAATTTGTATCCCCACTTTTCCAATGAGTGTCCACCTTCACGAGTAGGATTAAATAATCTTGACAGTACTAATGTATCCAAAAGTTCTTTATCAGTTAAGTCTACATCAAAAAACTTTTTAATCATCGGTACATCAAAACCAATAATATTATGTCCTATTAATCTATCTGCCGATTGTAAAAGTTTTACACCGTCATCAAGTTTACTAGGCGGGAACTTAAATATTTCATTTGTGTCTACATCTTGAGCAACAATACACCAAACTTTAGTGGCTTTTAAATCGTCTGTCTCTATGTCAAATACTAAATCCATAATTAAAATCCATGCTCATCTTCGTTGACTTGTATGTCAGATATATCAACCTCTGATAATCTACCCGTATCTTTATCGTAAAGTAAATGAGAAGCCAGTCCTACATCTCCAGTATACCTAGATTTAAGTACTCTCATTCTTGTTGTTCTAGCTTCATCGATATCATCAGACTGTTGATTCCTTTCTAATGCTATCACACAATCAGATAATTGTCCAATACTATTTGAACCTCTCAAATGTGACAGAGAAACTTCAATACCATTCTCGTGTCCTTTGTTACCATCGACTCTACGAAGGTGAGAAACTAAAACAATACCTGCTCCTGTTTCCTCTACTAAACTTCTAAGCTTTGTCATAATAGAGTCTATAGCTCTACGTTCATCGCCTTCATGGACAGCACTAACTAACATGTGTAAGTGGTCAACGACTACCCATTTACATTCACAACCGATAATCATATATCTTAATTTAGAAAAGATATCATCAATATCATTTGTGCCAAAATGAGAATGCACCCATACTCTGTTTTTATTATCTCCGTCATAAAGAACATCGAAGAATTTATCCAGTTCTTCTCGGCTAAACTTCTCTCGTTCTTGGTCAATGTAAAGTCTAGCGTTAGCTTCGATAGATAGAATACCATCTATAGTTCTTCGCCAGTCTTCTTCAAGAGCAATCACTCCGACATTATCTGTAGTGTTCTTAATTAGATGATGTTCTAATTCTCTAGTTACAGATGACTTACCAAGTCCTGTACCACCTGTAAGAGTTACAAGTTCTCCTTGTCTGAGACCATAAAGTTTTTCATTAAGTCCTTCCCAAGGATATGGGATACTTGTTTTTCTTTCTCTGTTATGAAACTTATCTCTTTGTTCAGAGACATTTATAACACCAGATGGTGTATAGACTTTAGATGCCCACCAAGCTTCGACAAACTCTTTATGCTTATTGCTTCTGAGCATATCGTTAGGGTCTTTCCAACCGTTAGGTAAAGAAAGTATCTTAGCCTTACTAGGTTTAAACAGTCTAGCTACTTTTTGCGAAGCTTCTTTACCTGCTTTATCATTGTCAAATGCAACGATAACATTTTCAAAATCATCAAAGAATTCTAAGTTTTCTTTAATGTCTCTGACTGCTCCAGAAGCTCCGCTTTTGATAGACACGACAGCCCACTTACTACCCAGTAGTTCGTAAGCTGCCATAGCATCACACTCTCCTTCGGTAATAGTAATGTACTTACCACCTTTGAAAAGTTGTTGACCGAAAAGTCCAGTCTCTGCTTTAGTACCGTGCCAAAAGAATATCTTATCCTTGACACTCCTAGTCTTAGTAGCTGATATTTCATACCCATTATAGAATGGATACATATGTTTAATTACATTTCCCTGTAAATCATGGACAACTTTAACTCCATATTTCTGAGCAGTATCTTTAGATATTTTCCTATCAGTCAATGCTGAAAAAGAACCTACCTCAATATTGTCAGGTTGTTTAAACGTATTATCTTTTTGTACTTCCATATTTTTTCCTTCGCAACTTTCTTTATAGTTAGGCATGAATGTGTCGCAACTAAAACATTTAGCTGAACCATCTTCATTAACACCAACTGCGTCACTGCTGTCACAGACAGGACACGGTTGATGCACCTTATCCCAAGTGCTTGTCATATTAGCCCTCACTAATTATTATTTATCTTTAGTATCCTCTTCTATAGTTTTAGTTTCAGATACCTCCTTTGCTGGAGAGTCAGCCATAAGTGCTTCTTCACAGCTTTCTAAAAGCTTTTCAAGATTAGCTCTATGTGTAGCACTTGCAAAAGTAATAGCTTCCATTACAGTTTCAAGAGTTCCTACTTTAGAAATAATAACTCTAGCCTCGTTTTGCTTTGCTTCATCGGCTATCTCATCAACACTATAGATGTATTCTCCATCATCTTTTTTAATAGTAATAACCATATTAAAACTCCTCGTTATCTGCTGATTGCTCAGAGTATTCAACCAACTCTACAACTTTAACTGCAATCAATTCAGCAAAAGTTCCATAGTCATTTTTGTAAGGTTTAATTTTAACCTTAACCTTAGAGCCATTACCAACTGCGACATCCATAGGATTGCCGTCATTGTCAATAAGCTTAGGTGCTTCATTGATACGACCTGCAACTTCTACTTTTCTACTGAAAGAAAAAGCAGGTTTATCAAACTTAGCTTGCCCACTTCTATCTCTAACTTGAGAGATACCTTTTGCTTCTAACTCAGAAGCTGTACTGTCATCAGTCAAAACTGTAATGACATACTTGTGAGGTTGAAACCTCGTGTTAGGTGTAGTGATGTGTGGATACATCGCCTCGCCTTCTACATACTCATACATATTTTTACTCCTATATATAAATTGTTTTAATTACTTCGCACATTGTACCACAAGTAGATTTAAATTGCAAGTCTTTTTTGTTTTCGTTTTGCATTATTTCTTTGCCTAGTCATTTCGTTCTCTTCGGCAAACCACTCATTGATAATGTGTTCTTTTAAATCTTTAGTTGATAATCCAGTATCATTTTTAGTTATCCTTAAATGATTACTACCTACAACTAAAGTAGCATAGTTGTGATACTTCTCATCAGATAATTTAAACTGATAGTCTGGAGCATTGTAATGTATCACATTGTTTAAACGTTCTGCATACATACCATAGTCCTGTTGTTTTTGTTTTTGTTTTTTCATATCCCTCTTAAATTTATGGTGGCTAGTATCCCCGAATTTAATCTAGGTTTTATAACTAGCCACCTGTCTTTTTGCAAGACATACTGACACGGATAGGAAGGTTTT